TTATCGCTGGAGCCTCGGCGTACCCGAGAAACTATGATTATAAGAGAATGCGTGAAATTTGTGACAGTGTCGGTGCGTATTTAATGTCAGATATGGCGCATATTTCTGGTTTAGTCGCCGGTAAAGTAGCGGACGACCCTTTCGAATATTCAGATGTGGTTACATCGACAACACATAAATCTTTACGAGGCCCGAGATCGGGTATCATTTTTTACAGAAAAAAATACGAAAAAGTGATTAATTCCGCCGTTTTTCCGGGGTTACAAGGTGGTCCACATAATCATACCATCGGCGCGTTAGCGGTCGCGTTAAAAGTGGCAAATACACCAGAGTTTAAGGAGTATCAAAAACAAGTGTGTTTAAACTGTAAAGCATTGGCAAAAAGACTTACAGAATTAGGGTATAAATTATCCTCGGGTGGTACAGATAACCATTTAATTTTATGTGATTTACGACCAAAGGGTATCGATGGTGCTCGTGTCGAGAAAGTTCTCGAAATGGCTCATATCACTTTGAATAAAAACTCAGTTGTCGGTGATACATCTGCACTCGTTCCGGGTGGCATTAGAATTGGAACGCCTGCCATGACAACGAGAGGTATGAAAGAACAGGACTTTGTGAAAGTCGCAGAGTTTATTGACCGAGGTGTTAAAATTGCCATCGAAAATAGAGATTGTAAACAGAACGACGATATCGCTCTATTACGTTCGGATGTTGAATCTTACTGTAGTGATTTCCATATACCTGGTAACTAATATAAAAGAAATATTCCAATCAATAATAAAACATGCACAAAGGTTTATCATCTTTTATGATAAACTACACGCGTTCTATTAGTGATCAAAAGAAAGCAAAAACTATCGTTAAGGGAAACAAATCGGGTAAAATTGAGGGGAGTAGTGATGACATGCACGAAAAACTCGTATATAAATGTGGTTTAAAAAGACGTGAAGTATGGGATGCAAATTCGAAATCTTGGTATACGAAAGTCTATTACGTGGATGGTTCGAGTTATAACCCCGTTTTGTTTCACGATGGTAAGCTTGATAAGAACCCATTTTTTAATGATTAAGGAGCCGTCTCCGTTTTTTTCGATGGCCTTTTTATATCTTCATGTCTTATGATAATATCGTAATTAGTTCTGTGTATATTATCTTCCATGATTAATCTACCTTTATCTTCATCTGTATCATGTATTTTTATAGATAAATAATACCTATGTGAACATGGGTCTATCATAGCCGATGATAATCTCAAATTCCGGTTTATTGCACCGATTTTGAGTTTTTTATCATCCCAAAACTTTTCCATGTCCGGGCGCTTTTGAAAAGAACGACGCAACTGCTTATTCTCTAGATATAGTATATCCAAACGATTTTGCATTTCTTTTAATTCTTTATCGTCTTGAGAAAGCTCTTCTTCTGCGGTCTTATCGCGTATATCCAAACCAATTTGCATTTCTTTTAATTCTTTATCGTCTTGAGAAAGCTCTTCTTCTGCGGTCTTATCGCGTATATCCAAACCAATTTGCATTGGTTTTTCGTTGTTCGAACGAGGAATCTCGGCACGTTTCTTCATAATTTCGATGTTATTAATCTTTTCCGTGTTATTTTCGATGGCCTTAATCGTTTCCACGTTCTCTATATTCATCACGTCGTGAAAGATCTTTTCTTGTCTTCGATGAATAGTATTCTTAATTTTTTTCATACGGTATCTTATTAAAGGATTAAAAATGGAGTCGTCGCCGCGCATTATTTTTTTATTATCACATTTATGGTATTCCAATTCTTTATCATCATTCCAAAATATATCATTTTGATATTTCAATAATTCATATATATTTTCTCTTTCAGTTTTAGAATTTGTCATTGAATTATCCGAACTAAAATAATCACGCGTATTGACGTTTTCAAATGCATGTGGGTACACGTGAACAGTTTGAATTTTATTTTCCGTTTTATCTACGTCCATTGTTAACGTATTACCCATTACACCAATTCCACACCCGTTTACGTTGGTTGCTATACTCGTAACAGATATAGTAATAGGAAATTCCGTTAAATTAAAAAAAAGAACTGTTGTAGGTGTCGTATGTTTTATTTTAGATTTTCGTGTACGTTGTACTATTTTACAATTACTCAATCTAATTATAGGATTCCAATATACACGTTTGGGAATACAAAACCATTTATACCGAATACGCGTGGGTGAACGCGAATAATCCTTTAAAAATTCTCTTATTATTCTTGAACAGTTTTCGTATTTCGGAATGTCATCCTCTGGATTCATTATTTATATATGTCACTATTTTACTTACACACGAGAAAAAATGTAAGTATATATAAATAAAATGAATCAGCACACAGAAGCCGCTCTCCGAACAGTAGGTGTTTTTCTATCCGTGTTTTTTACCACAAGATGGACTTCCAAATCTGAAGCCTCGTATGATTTACCGCTCGTAGTATTAGCGGTTACAATTGCTATATTTTTAAATATAAATCGCCTTAAATAAAAATAAATAATTAAAGAAAAACCGCGTTATATAATAAGTATGAGTACGTGCACAGTATGTTGCGATACGTACAATAAAACACAACGTAAAAAGGTTACGTGTCCTCATTGTAGTTACGATGCGTGTAAAACATGTATCCAAACATATTTATTATCAACTACAGAAGAACCTCATTGTATGAAATGTAAACATGAACATGACCGCGAGTTTATAGATTCGTTTTGTACAAAACGTTTTAGAAACGTTGATTATAGAAAACATCGAGAACAGATTTTATACGAACGTGAAATGGCGCGGATGCCGGAAACTCAACCATACGCAGAATACAGAATAAAAATTAAAGAACTTAGATTACGGTATTTTGAACTTTTAGATCAAATGTTTCTTATGAGAGATATGCGTAGAGAAGCGGCAAGAATGCGTAATTCAACAGTGGATTATGATACTGCTCTAGAAAATATGCGTATAGAAATAGAGGAAATCGTACATAATGTAAATACACTCGAATTAAATATATCTTCAAATGGAAATGAAAAATTTACACGTAAGTGTCCATACGAAGAGTGTAGAGGTTTTTTAGATACGGATATGAAATGTGGGTTATGTGTTCAAGAGTTTTGTGAACATTGTAATGAAGTTATTATAGATTCAAATCACGTGTGTGATCCCGAAACGGTTGAAACCATGAAACTCATAAACAAAGATACGAAACCGTGTCCTAAATGTGGTACAATGATACATAAAATAGATGGGTGTGCACAGATGTGGTGTACAGAGTGTCATACCGCATTTGATTGGCGCTCGGGACGTATAGAAACAGGTCGCGTACATAACCCTCATTATTTCGAATTTAAAAAACGTTCGAGAGAACACGGAGATATACCATGTGGTGGGCGACCCACGTTCGCAGAACTCGAAGAAAATGAAGCAAATGTAAATATATTAGATTTGAGTTATAAACTTACTCTATTGGATAGAGATATTATATATAGATACGATGGAATTGGAGACGACGATAATCTACGTTTACGTGTAGACTATTTATTGAAAATTATATCTGACGACGAATTTAAAAAGGAGCTTCAGAGACGCGATAAACATAAATCTAAAATAGAGGATATACGGAATATATACGGGATGTTCTCTGATACGTGTGGTGATTTACTTCGTCAATGGGTAATTGATCCAACTAAAACTAAAGATATAATGCGCACTGTTCACGCATTAGCGGATTATTCGAATAATGTCATAACAAAAATACGAAATAGGTATAATTGTTCGATACCTTATTATATATTTTTACGTGCACTTTAAGAAGAGAGTCGTTTACATCATAAATGAAATTAATAGAATTAGCTTCGGCAATTACATCACTTTTTCCATTTATGATTTTAGAGAATCTTGGTAGTATAACCAGTGTATTTTATCATATACATAAAAATGAATTTATGTATAAACTCGTTTATATATCCAGACATGTAGATCTACTACGATTAGGATATGTATTAAAAGGTAGTTTCGATTATATGGAACTTATATTTAATTTTTTATCCATTGTTATCATTTATAAATCGAATACAGATGATAAAAATTATATGGATGTAAACCTGATGATAGGTGTGATTAAAAGTACATTTGGTATACCTAAATTACAATATATCGTTTCATTGTACTTCTGGATGATAGCATTTATTATTCATTATGATACTATATATGGAAAATACACCGATATAATAGTAAACTTACTTTTGTGTCCACCCCAATATTTATTGAAGAATAATATTCTTAACGTATAGTAGAAAATGAATAGAATTATATTATTTACATCATTTTTAGTTATTATATGGTTTTTCATACCCATATATGAAAAACCCAGAGTAATAAAAAATGTATTAACTGAAGATGAGTGTAAACATATACGAGACATTTCGTCTAAAAAGTTACAGACATCTACAGTATCTATGGATCGTGATATAGATGAAAATGTGCGTAAAAGTCAAACGGCATGGCTAAAAGCATCCGAAGATCCAGTTGTTGATAAACTTATACGTAAATGTGTTTCTATGACAGACCGCCCTTTACATAATTGTGAAGATTTACAAGTTCTTAAATATAAACCCGGTGGTTTTTATAAACCACATCAAGACACGTTTCCCGATGTTAAAAATAAACGTATGTACACATTCATAATTGCCTTGAATGACGAGTATGAAGGTGGTGAAACAGAATTTCCAAATATAAAGAGACGATACCGTTTAGAAAAGGGTGACGCTTTGTTCTTTAATACGTTAAACAATTACGAATGTATAACTAAAAAAGCGTTACATGGTGGCACACCCGTTAAATCGGGTGAAAAATGGGTCTGTAATTTATGGATTAGGAAATACAGATATTAACTGACTTATATAATAATCGCGTCTATCTAAGGATAAATGTACAATTGTAGATATATTTAAAAGACTGTATATAAAATAATACGCGGTATATTCGAAATATAAATTATACGTCGCCAAACTAAAGCACAACGCAAAGTAAAACACAACGTAAAATAAAATGTTAACATTATTTTCTAGAACCGAAATATATGTTATTGCAGATAAAAATGTATCTACAAGTGACTGATAATTATCCGATACCATAATAGTACTCATTATTGTTATAAAAAGCATAATAAAATGCATAAATTTATACACACCACGTATTTTAACACTTCTTACATCTATATTTCTCACGTGATTTCGTTCCGGTTCGGGTTCCGGATCAGGTAATGGTAGAGGTCTTTCAGCCGTATCATCTATACCTAATACAGGTATATCACCCGGGTTTATAACGACGTTATAGTATTCATTCGTCGTCATATTCTCCTATCTTATTGATTAGTATTTTTAAACCGATTTTAATTTAAGATGATAAAAACTTCCCATTTTCGTCAATGATGAGTTCACCGCGTTCGGCTAACATTTTTCGGTGTAACATGTGGTGTTCCTTAACATCGTTCTTGTTTTGTCCGACGTATGGTACAGCGTAGCCTTGTTCACACATCCATTTATTCACGTTCGTCCAAATCCCATCTTCGTGAACCCAAAGCTCACCGAGTGCGCGCCCGTATTTACCTACCGAATCGCGTTCGGGGCATCTCAATTCGATCTCGATATCGTCCTTATCACACTCGACAGCTTTCGTTACCCATCCGGCAAGCTTCTTCTTGGCGTGTTTCCCGTAAACCTTTTCGGTCAAATCACGCGTTCGCGATTCTTCGGTATCGATACCGAGCAATCGCACGCGTTGGCGAATGAGTACGTCGAACCCCAAATCGATAAGAACGTCGACGGTATCACCGTCAACGACTTTCGAACACGAGTCGATTTTGTATTTAAATTCACATGGTTTTTGGTTGTAGGTAGTCATTAGTATATACCTAAGTCGTGCTTCTTTTCTTTAATAGTTTATAGAAATATGGTCAAAACACGAAACCAATTACGTAAATCTAAATACAAACGAACAGCTAAACTGGGACGCGATGTATATACACCGGATAAAGGTGGGTACACAGTTATCAGGAATACTCCTGGAACTGGTAATCCTAAACATCCACTGTATATAATCGGTGATAAGAAAAGACAACTCAAAAAGAAATTATCGAAAAAACAAAAATGTTCCCGTTACGAGTGTAATAGATGGTTCGAAGTTGCTGCACATGTAACGTGCGAAAACGATAAAGGTAATTACATTGTACCGTTGTGTAGAAGATGTAATAATCCAAAACGTTACAAACCGTTTTGGACGTCACCATATATAGAGATGGTTCGTATTGAGAAAGTATATACTCGACACGTATCAAAACCTATTTTAAATAATGATATTTTAATTTAATAGTGTTATTATTCTAATACTTGTGTATCAAGCATTGACATTGTTCCATGTGTACATAATTTAGATGTTATAGAACAATCAAATGTTACCAATATAAGATCTCCACTAACTTCCAAATCAGAATAAATTGTCCTGTCATTACCAGTTAATTCCATCATATTTTTATACCCCCCTTCTTCTAATTTTTTTACCAAAGTACCAAGGCTTTTAATATCGTATACAGTGCCTAAAATT